TACTGTAATGGGAAAAATGATTAAAACTTATACCGCTATTGTCCTTCAAGATTTTATTGATAGGCGTCAAGAACGTATTGATGAAGATGATCGTACAGATGTAAACCCGTATTTTCAATGGGATGCCGAGTTTGTCGAATGGCACCAAAGTATTACTGATCCTATGCAAACGATGTACGAAGGTTATGAATACGATACCACTCACGAAGTATATGGTAATCTCGACTATAAGATGTATTCGAAAGAAGGTGTAAAGGTTAGTTCTTATATTCAAAAGCAGATTGCTGATGGTAAGATCAAGCATTTAGTTGTCTGGAAATGGACAGACGGCTATAAACAGTTGTACTTAAATCAAGAAGTTAGGTATACTATCCTAGGAATTGTTTCTGCTGAAGAAGCTTTGACAAAAATAGTAAACGGTCGTTTTAATTTTGAAGAGGTTACAAATGTCTAAAGAACGCGAATCAATCCGAGTCCTCCAAGAATGTGCTGAAGTTCAGCTGAAGAAGTCAAAAGACTATCAGAATGATGCGAGTCGCATTCGTCAAGCTGACTACTATCCTCGTGGCGTAGCAACCATCACCGATCTCATCTATGCCAAGACTCTGCGTATGCAGTCTGTCATCGAAGCCATGGAAAAAGATCCTACGTACAAGCCTAACTTCGAATCGATCGAAGATTCGGCAATGGATCTGATCAACTACGCATCGTTCGTAGTATCCTATTGTCGTGGCAAGATGGACGGCCAATCACCTGATCGTGACTTTCTCAACCGTCCAGTAGGAGCGATGAAGAATGTTGAAGGTTGAAGATATTCGTAAACACTTCATCAACGAACTTCTCGACGATCATTACGTCACAGACAAGACTGGTGTCAAGACCATCGAGATGATTGGTGCTACCTTCGAAGCAGATGAACCAACCATCTTCGGTGAAGTCAATGAAGAGTATGTCGAGCGCGAACTTCAATGGTATCAGTCGATGTCACTCAGTGTTAACGATATTCCTGGTAAGACTCCTGCAATTTGGCAGCAAGTCGCTGATAAGTATGGCTACATCAACTCGAATTATGGTTGGGCTATCTGGCATGAAGATAACTTCGATCAATATAATCATGTTCTGAAAGAACTTCGTGATAATCCAAACAGTCGTCGTGCTGTGATGATCTACACTCGTCCTACGATGTGGTACGACTACAACTATAATGGCATGTCAGACTTCATGTGCACCAATGCAGTACAGTATATGATTCGTGACGATCAGTTGGTAGCCATAGTTCAAATGCGGTCGAACGACGTTGTCTTCGGCTATCGCAATGACTATGCGTGGCAAAAGCACGTCGTCGATAAGCTGGCTGCTGAACTCGGTATCAACAGCACTAAGATTATCTGGCATGTCGGTAACCTCCATGTATATGAGAGGCACTTTGATAAGGTAAAGTAATGAAAGACGTTTTATATTATTCTTCCATTAGCGGCCACAAGATCAGCGACGATGTTGTGGTCGTTGGCTTGTGTCCATCGAGCAACGATGTTCGTTCGAGATCTGACACATACTGGAGGCTGAAGAACTGGATGAACATCGTAGGTCAATACGACTATGATTTCTATAACGTGATTCCTGACATTGTCGATGCAGAACCGAAGATGACGAACGTCAATCTTAACGATATAAATACTAAGCTAAGCAAGTTTAAAGATAAGAAGGTGATTGCCCTTGGCAACTTTCCTTCGAAGGTTCTCGATAAGCTAGGTATAGATCACCTCAAGATTGGTCATCCTTCGATGCGTAATAGAAAGTGGAATGACTTTCGTAACGTAACGATGACTCTTGAAAATATGAAAGATTACTTGCGTGGAACTCACTGAATATTATGACGAGTACATCCGATATTTCTATCTAGCAAAAGATCAGCAAGCCAAGTGTAATCTTGGTTCTGTTCCATACCTCGAATCAAATATGAACGACGACCTTCTCGAGAACGTAGAGCTCTATGACGTCGTCGAACGTAAGTTTGCGGGCTTCTCACAAATCGTCAATGACGTGTTTTATGGTTGGACTCCTGAACATCCTTACTGGGAGAAGATGGAGAAAGGTCATCACACATACCAACGTAAGACGATTGCCACCGACTGGACAGGAAAGCAATCGGACTTTCAACTTGCAGAATGGCTCTACGTCTTTCTTCTCCATCGTGTGACTGGTTCTGGTATCAACTACTCAGTCAAACCTTCAGGTTATTCGAACACGGTTCTTCCGCATCTCTACAAGTTTAAAACTATCGAAGAGATGACGCGGTTCATCAACGTTTATCCATATCCATTCTACACTTCAGTAGGTTATCAGTTTCCTTCCTTTCCAAAGCCGAAGCCAGGTTACAAGAGAGGTGGAGACTATTACCTTTCTGAATATGCGCCGCGTCTTTGTCGAGAAATGGCAGAGTGGCTCGAAGGTAATAATCAAAAGAAAGATCTCCGCGAAATCGGAGAATGGATGTTTGACTGGAATACCAAGAATGGACTTCGTGTTTATCGATTCCAGTATGCGGCATTCGTAGCAGACATCGCCGATTGGTTTCCGCAGTATGTCAATCTCGAAAGCCCATTCTATTATGGTACAAATGCTGTCGAGTGCATCTCATATCTGGCAAACAACACTGATAAGTTGCAAAAAGAAAAGTTCCTCGACAAGGTAATGGAGAAGATCTATGCAGACACAGGTGCGTTCCCCTACAATGCAGAAGATGTATGTTGCGACTTTATCCGATGGGTCGAGAACTACGTGAAGCCAGGATCGGGATACAACCATCTCGATTTCGACTCCGTCTGGTCTTCTTGCAAAATTAAGGATCACCCGTATGGGCGCCAACGTGCGATGCTGGATCTGGGCCTCGTAAGAACTTTTAACGGCATGACAAACCATCCATCTGACGATACCATTATCAAGGCTGCTGGACTCACCGTTGAACAATATAAGGCTAAAGTCAATGAACTTGTTAACTGAATTGCTGGGTGAACATGAGTTTGATATTCAATATCCCAATATTGCCGATGTCGAATATGACGACAAAGGAAAGCCGAAGCAATCGTGGATGAAAGATTGGACTCAGGAAGAACGGACTGAAAAGTTCTTCGAGTTCTGTCGTGAGTATGACTTACGTCGTGACTCGCTTCTTCGTGACAACTACCAACAGTTTAGTCATCGCATGCATTGGCATGAATGTCCATTCGTTGATGAAATCAAGAAAGTCGACGATTTTAAGACTGTACTCGAAGCATGCCTTATCTTCTCTTTTAGCAATGAACACTGGAAAACTTTTAAGGCGTGGCAATCTGGTGGTCCAGAAGCTATGCGCACTCGATTTGTATCTGAACGCCATGCTCGCTCAGATCTTTTTCAAATCTATTATCCAAAAGATACGAGTGTAAAAGACTGGCTCTGCGAAGTTCCTACAGCATTTGCAGAGAAGCACGCTGAAAGCTTGTTTGCAAAACGCAATCGTCCTTACACGATGATGGAGTTTGCCAAGAAGTTGAACACGATCTTCGTCGAAGAATTTGGTTTTCGCAATGCAATGTATCCTTGCAAGAACGCGGCTCGACACGTGGCGATGACTCATCCCGACTGGGTGGATCCTGACTCGTTTCTTCATGGTGGCACAGGTTACTTCGATGGACTCAGTCAAGTATTCGACTGTCCGAATCTGATGAGTAAGAGTAAGTATGATATCAATGAGTTTGGTGAGTACATTCCTCTGAACGATGCAGCCAAGATGCAAGTCGAGCATATGAATTACCTCAAAGCACATCCATCGAATCCGATTCATACTCATAACTATCTCAACCTTGAAGACAAACTGTGCATGCATTATAAGTATATGGCAGTCAAGTTTGGAGTAAAGTCACAGACGATGCAAATCCCTTATGATTGGGTATATCCCATTGAATGGTCTCTTCGAACCAATAATTATGATAGGTTGACAAATGGCACACAACAAACACGTCATTGATGGTGTAAATAAAGACGTAGGCATCTATGGCTGGGAAAAAGCAAGAGAATACTACCTCAGCCTCGCAGAAACGTGGACTGATCCTTATCCTGATCCAGTCGTCACCGTACACGATGGAGTTCGATGCGTACGAGATGATTTGATTACAGGAACAAAGGTTCGAGGTGGTGATTGTCTGATTTCAAGAATGAATCAATCGACAATTGTATATGTTCAACCTCGCACTGGACTTGCAGGTGTTTCTCTTCTTGATGTGGCCAAACGACACAATAAGAAAGTAAAGTTGTTCATGCCTTCTTCACAAACAATTTCTCATCATCAGGCATGCTGCATCGAACAAGGTGCAGATGTCGAGTTTCATCGTATCGCTGCGATGCCAAATCTGAACAAGATTGCAAAAGATTGGGCAGATTCTCAAGAAGATGCTTTCTTCGTTCCTCTTGGTTTAAAACATGAACTCGTCACTGCTGGTATTGTGAAGGCTGCATCGAAGATCGAAGCACCTGATGAAGTGTATGTTGCCATCTCGACAGGTGTACTTTCACGAGCAATGCAGATCGCGTGGCCAAATGCCAAGTTCCATTCAGTGGCAGTGTCTCGTAATCTGAAAGCTGGAGAACTTGGTCGTGCTGATGTCATCTCTGAGCCGATGCCATTTCAGCAAAGTGAGAAGCCAGAAAATCTTCCACCATTTCCATCGATCGATACATATGATGGTAAGGTGTGGAAGTATATTCCGAAGAATACTGGTAAGAACATCTTATTCTGGAATGTTGGTAAAGAACCAGAGTTGAACGATCCCACAATATATGAACGTGTAGATAGTTACCGCGATTGGTCAAAAAATGATGTACAATTTGCCACGCTTGATGTATAAGGGATAATATGAACATCTTAGTTACATCCCCATTCACTCCAGTCTCTTCCAATATTCACTCGCACAGAGCAGCACAGGCTGCCATCTATGCAGAGCAATTGAGCGTCGAGTTTGGTAATGTCCATCTCGATCGCACGGGTGATATTCATCCAGATCCTGGATCGTTCGATCAAGTCTATACTTATCATGGCAACGATTGGTTTGGTTCTCTGAACCTTTTCGGCGGCATGAAAAATTATGGCAATATCGATAAGCTAATTCGATACTCAAAGCTAAAGGCTCCTGTCTACTCGTTATGGATCGATCATCCAAAGTACAGCGAGATGTTAAAGCCTCGACTTGATGGTGATATCCATCCTGATTGGCATCTCGTTGATTGGAAAAATCTAAAGAAACTTGAAGATACTGCCATCACGGTTCGTGAAATTGAAACTACGAACCGAGCAGTGGCTGGTGATAGTCACGCCATTTGCATGTATCGTCCAGGTTGGTTCGTTAATTCTGTTCCATTCAAAACTTTGCACGGTGCATTGAAAGAAGGTTTGCAAACTTTCATCGAACCTCATCATGAGATTGCTGAATTCTACTTTGGTAACATCGACGTACGTCATCACCTTAATCGCTTACCGAATATGGAACAAAGGACTCGTAATTTGGCAAATAGATATTATGAACAGTTGGTATCTCTCGATCTTGCCAAAGTCTATGCATATGAATTACTTCCGATCGAGCATGAATCGCGAGTCCTTCCAAAGACCGGTTACTATAAAGGCTCACCATTCTACGGATCATGGGAACAAAGAAACAAATGTCGTCTTGTTTTTAAAGATGAAATGAAAAAGTTATGTGCACAAGGCAGTGTCAACTTTATCGAGTGGGTCGATCCACTTCTCAACGATAGAGGTGAACTTGACTTTGAATGTATGGAGAAACCAAAATCTGTACACCTCTCTCGAAATTCATATCCACATTGGCAAGGAAGGAAATGGTCTGGATTATCTGAAACAAAACTCGCAACTCTTGAGGACTTTTTTATATAATGGCAAAAATCGAGTATAAATACAATGAAGGCGAATCTTTGAAGGAGATTCAGTCTTACATCGATGCTACTTACGAGCAGCACTATTCCCGAAATAAATATCAAGCAACAGAATTCATCATCGATGCTGGTCACGGGACTGGTTTTAATATCGGGAATATGATGAAATACACTCAACGATACGGTCGTAAGGGTGATCCCGCCGAATGGCGAAAGGACCTTTTGAAGGTTATCCACTACGCAATTATGCAACTCCACGTTCATGATACTGAAAATAAGGATTAATTATGGGTATTGAAATTAATGTTCCAATGGAAGAGCTACGTAAGCGCAAGCTCTTTATCGCCGCACCAATGTATGGTGGCCAATGCGCAGGTATGTTTACACGCTCAATCGCAGATCTCTCGGCACTCTGCACACACTACGGAATCCAAGTCAGATTCTACTTCCTCTTCAACGAGTCTCTGATTACTCGAGCACGTAACTACTGCGCTGATGAGTTCATGCGTTCAGGTGATACTCACTTGATGTTCATTGACTCGGACATTGGATTCAATCCTAACGACGTAGTCGCACTACTCGCTTTGCAGAATCCAGATCATACGCAAGACAACTACGACATCATCGCTGGTCCATATCCGAAGAAGTGCATCAGCTGGGAAAAGATCAAGCTTGCGGTAGATAAGGGCATGGCTGACGAGAATCCAAACGATCTCGAAAAGTTTGTTGGTGACTACGTCTTTAATCCGACTGGTGAGACTCGCGAGATTCCGCTCGGTCAGCCAGTCGAAGTGCTCGAAGCTGGCACTGGTTTTATGATGATTCGCCGTAATACTTTTGAAAAGTTTGAAAAGGCTTATCCTCAGCAGTTTTACAAGCCAGATCACGTTCGTACTGAACACTTTGATGGCAGCCGTGAGATCATGGCATTCTTCGATACTCCGATCGACCATAAGCGTACGAACATGAACGCAGAACTCGAAGAATTCCTCAAAAAGAATCCGAAGGCAAAAGCCAAAGAGATCGTAGACTTTGTGAAAGATCCGAACAACGGTCTGCTGAAGGATTACTCGAAGCGTTATCTCTCTGAAGACTATATGTTCTGTCAGTGGGTTCGAAATGCTGGAATGAAAGTATGGCTTTGCCCGTGGATGGAACTGAAGCACGTTGGTTCTTATGTCTTCGGCGGTTCTCTGCCAGACATCGCGCGCATCGGTGCAGCAGCAACTGCAGATCCCGGTGCCATTGGAAAGAACAAAAAATAAGAGTGTACAATTAATACAATCGTTGGTATATTGAATATTCCGAACACATGGAGAGTTTATTATGAAATTAGATAATGATACGTTGCAGGTACTCAAGAACTTCTCGGCTATTAACAAGAACATCATGTTCAAGCCTGGAAATGTGATTCGTACTATTTCGAGTACAAAGTCTGTTCTTGCAAAAGCAACGATTAAGCAAGACTTCGAGAAGGGTTTTGCCGTATATGACCTCTCAAGGTTTATCGGCACTCTCTCCTTGTTTAATGATCCTGAGATTGAAATCAAGGACTCATACGTAGAACTCATCGAAGGCAACAATCGGTTTCAGTATGCTGTCACTGATCCTTCGCTGATCATTGTTCCGCCTGATCGCGAGATTGAGTTGCCGAATCCTGAAGTCAACTGCTTGATTTCAGAAGAAGCACTCAATCGAGTGATGAAGGCCTTGGCAGTTTCTCAGTTGCCCGAGATTGCTATCGTTGGGAAGAATGGCAAGATTTTGCTTCAAGCAGTTGATACTCGTGGCACTAGCAACGATTCGTTTAGCATCGAAGTTGGTGAAACGGAGTCTCGCTTCCGCATGGTATTCCGTTCGGATTGTATGAAGTTGATTCCAGGTTCTTATGACGTATCGATCTCTTCGAAAGGTCTCAGCCACTGGAAGGGTGCGAGTGTAGAGTATTGGATTGCCGTTGAATCCAACTCTGCTTTCGAGGCTTGATTTGAATGGGCGGTGTTTCGGCATCGCCCACTTTTTGTGACGGAGATTATATTATGCTTGAAGATTTTTTGTGGGTAGAACGCTATCGCCCGAAAACCGTGTCCGGCACTATTCTGACTGACGAACTCAAGAAGACATTTCAACAGTTTGTTGATCAGAAGAACATTCCTAATCTCATTCTCTCTGGTACCGCAGGCGTTGGTAAGACGACTGTGGCCAAAGCCATGTGCGAAGAACTACAGTGTGACTACATCGTTATCAACGGTTCGATGAACGGCAACATCGACATGCTGCGTAACGACATCTCGCAGTTTGCCAGCTCTGTCTCTCTGATGGGTGGCAGAAAGATGGTAATCCTCGACGAAGCCGACTATCTCAATCCTCAGTCGACTCAACCAGCTTTACGTAACTTTATGGAAGAGTTTAGTGCCAACTGCGGATTCATTCTGACTTGTAACTTTGTTGATCGTATCATCGAGCCTCTTCATTCTCGTTGTTCTGTGATCAAGTTCAAGATCCCGAAGTCAGAACTCCCATCTCTTGCAAAACAATTCATGCAACGAGTATGCGGCATTCTTGATACTGAAGGTGTAGAATACGAGAAGCCAGTTGTGGCTGAAGTGATCAAGTCTCACTTTCCTGATTGGCGCCGAGTGATCAATGAGTTGCAACGCTACAGCGCGACTGGTAAAATCGACACTGGTATCCTACGCAACTTCTCTGATAATGCACTTGCCAAGCTGATCGGTTATATGAAGGACAAGAACTTCACAGCCGTTCGGAAGTGGCTTGGAGAGTCTGACATCGAACCGACAGAGTTCTTCCGCGCCTTCTTCGATAAGGCCGAGGATTATATCGGCAAAGGCAGTATGCCTCAACTCGTACTCCATCTTGCAAAGTATCAGTATCAGAATGCATTTGCTGCCGATCCAGAGATCAATCTGATGGCATGTTTGACTGAAATTATGGCTGACTGCGAGTTTCTGTGATCTGGAAAAAGAAATGCCCCATCTGCATGGATAAGTATTCGAAGAAAGCGGTGTTCCATGAACTTCGTCTCGAAACTGCAGACGGGACAGTATCTCTCGAGATCTGTGAAAAATGTGCAGACTTCTTTGACAAGTCTGCAGACGTGATAATGAAAGGCCGCAAAGATGAAACCGTTCGACTTCGTGAACTCGATCAACTCGACCAAGAAGAACCTGATGAAAGGCACCGAGAATGATGCACTCGCCGAGAAGACTTACAGTCCTTGGCTAACAAATCGATCTTTATCTTACTTCGCGGATAGTATCCACGCCGCAAACATGATGAACTGTAACCACAGTCTCGACAACAAACTGCAATATTCCTTTTTAATAAATATTATTCGACCTAGCAAACGCTTTGCTAAGTGGGTAAAAAAAGAAAAGGATGAAGATCTCGAAGCGGTTGCAGAGTATTACGGTTATAGCCGGCATGCTGCCAAGGCAGCTCTTGATATCCTCTCCTCTGAACACATAAAAATAATAAAGAAAAAGATTCAGAAGGGCGAAACATGAGTGTATTAGAAACTTTAATTGAAGTGAGGTTAGGCGAAGAGGATGATTTCCTAAAAGTTCGTGAAACTCTGACTCGTATTGGCGTGGCTTCTCGTAAGGACAAGACTCTTTATCAGTCTTGTCATATCCTACACAAACAAGGTAAATATTATATCGTCCACTTTAAAGAGCTCTTTGCTCTTGACGGTAAACCATCGGACTTCTCTACAGAAGACAAAGGTCGAAGAAATACAATAGTCAAGCTTCTCTCCGACTGGGGATTGATTGCAGTAGTGGATCCAAATAAAATCGTAGATCCTCAGACTCCTTTGAACCAAATTAAGATCCTTCCATTCAAGGAAAAAAACGAATGGAGCCTCGTGACGAAATATAATATCGGTAGAAAAAAGTAACTTTAATGCACGACAAAATTACTATTGTCGTTCCATGTAAGAATGAAGAGAATTATATCTCTTATTTGCTGGGTAGTCTGAAGAGACAAGAAGGTATTGAAGGTGTAAAAATATATATTGCTGATGCCTCGACCGATTCAACTCGAGAAGTTATAGATTCACATTCAGGCAATCTAAATGTTACTATTATTAAAGGTGGTCCAGTATCAACTGCAAAGAATAATGGAGCTAAACTTGTAAAAACACCATATATTCTTTTCATAGATGCTGATGTTAGATTTTTTAGCAACACTGTCATTAAAGACACATTGAATCTGTTAGAAGAAAAGAACCTCGATCTTGTAGGTTTAAATATCAAGTGTTATGATGATTCGATCAGAACTACTCTCGCCTTTTCGCTGTTCAATTTAATCAACAAAATTCTATCACGATGGATGCCATTTGCTGTTGGGGCATATATGCTCACTAGAACCAGTAAATTTAATGAATTTGGCCGCTTTCCTGATAAATATGCCACATCAGAAGACTTCTTCTTATCTAAAATGTATAGTCCTAAAAAATTTATGATTGCTGATCATTATTTTGGTCAAGATAGTCGCAGATTTAAGAAGATGGGTTACATGGGCATGTCTTGGTACTTGATAAAAAACTTTCTCAACAGAAATAATAATCAATACTGGGAAAAAATAGATGCCAAAAACTACTGGTAAAAAATACAAATCAGTATTCATATCCGATCTCCATCTTGGATCTAAACATTGTAATTCAAATGCTCTCCTAGAGTTTCTTTCGACCATCGAGACTGAGAGACTATATTTGGTTGGAGATATTGTAGACGTTTGGCGTCTCAAAAAGAAATGGTATTGGCCGAAAAGCCATAATCAAATACTCAGAAAAATATTGAAAATTTCAGAGAAGACAGAAGTAATATATGTCACCGGTAATCATGATGAAATCTTCCGATCTTTTCCAAATATTAAAATTGGTAGAATTGCTGTAGAGCATCGCTGCGTTCATGTAGGAATCGATGGTAAACGTTATTTGGTAGTGCACGGTGATTTGTTCGACAATTTAATGCGAACGAAGACAGGCCGATTCATCATGCATCTTGGAGACTTTGCGTATGATTCTCTAATTCATATCAATAAGTCTGTTAATATGATGCGACGATTGCTTAGAATGCAACCGTGGAGTTTGGCAAAATATCTTAAGCACAAAGCAAAACTTGCCGCTAATTATATCGGAGAGTTTGAAAAGGAAATGTCACTGTATTGTAAGCGTAAGGGATATGACGGTATTATCTGCGGACATATCCATCACGCAGAAATAACACAGTATGATGACATCGTTTATATGAACGATGGAGACTGGTGTGAGAGCTGCACTGCCCTCGTAGAAAATTATGACGGGACCTGGGGCATATTGAAAAGCTAATTTTCATATGATATTAAAAATTTAATATTTTTCCCATTCAACTAGCGGACGTTTTCCCAATAAATAAAAATGCCATGGGGGCTAAATCAAAGGAATTTTATATGAGACTATACGATCTTGCAGTAAGACTTGCTGCAGTAGAAGCTAAGCTAGCTACACTTACAGGCACAGTTGCGAATACAGATATCATTGACGACGTCGTTGAATTTGATCAGAGACTCTCGGCCGTTGAAGTTCAAGTTGATCAATTGATCGCTGTAAAAACTCAAGAACAGATCGCAGCAATCGTTGCTGCTCCAGCAGACACAGTTGCTGTTGCTCTTGAACAGGTTGTCGTTCTTTCACCGAGCGCCAACGACGTAGAAGCAGTTATAATTGTTGAAGATGTTGTTCAGGCTCAGAACGAAGCCGCTGCAATTGAAAATCCAGAAGTTGCTGCGATCGTTGCTGCCGCTGTCGCCGCAGTTGTTGCGGCTGATCCAGAAGTCGTAAAGGATCCAGAAGCTGTTACTGCATTGATTACTGAAGCGGTTGCAGAAGCTCCTGTTCCAGCTACAGAAGCGGTCCAGGCTGCTGCTGACGCAGTCGCAGTTATTGTTGCTGCAGCTATTGGCGAAAAAGTCGCTCCAGCGGTCAAGGAAGAATTAGCAGCGGCCGTTGCTGCTCCTGCAGATCCTGTCCTTGATTCCCTCGAAGCAAGACTTGCGGTTGCAGAAGCAAAGGTCGGCACTCTGCTGGGAAAATGATTTCAGGCGTTCGGAGCAAGTTTCGAAGCCTGGTCAATTTTTATCTTGATCGATAATAATTTTAAATTCAAACTAAAATGCGCTTAGATAATTCTGAGCGCATTTTTTTGTGTACATTATTTGAAAAACATGGTATCCTGGATATATGATGAACAAGGAAACAAACATGGTTACGAATCTCTGCGGCGGTGCTTTTGAATTGCGTTCCGGCCGCATGTGGACTCATGGTATCAGCCCCTTCCGTGAGCGCGAAGCTCTGAAGCTTCGTTGGGAAAAGGTCGGTCCGATTGGTGGTCGGCACTTCTTTGAGATCAACGGCGTGCAGTACTCTGCCAAGACGATCTCTCCGCGGATCGAAGGTATTCAGATGCACAGCTAAAATAGTTGTGTACATTAATTCAGATTAGTGTATAATGGTAATACCAACAGTGAATAAGGACTTTGAGATGTTTACTCTCTCGGACATCAACGCTCTGACCAATAGCCACGACGGCGACATCTACTCGGACCTGTACAAGGACGTGTATGGTAGTCGTCCCCGCTACGCCCAGTTCGATTCGATCGAAGAGTTCAATGCTGACTTTGAATATCTTGTCAATCGCCTGAACGAGCAGAACGCTCGTGAAGCTATCGAGCAGCAAGAGAACTTTACTGGCTTTGTTGCCCGCGTCGAGGAAACGATGCAGATCGTTCAGAATTGCACACGCGAGCGTGCAATCCAGATCATCGCTGATGCTCATGGCATCGACGCTGAGGAGTTTAACTTCTATGGTCTTGAATCACTTGAGTATAAGTTCAACCTGAAGTTTGGATCGATTGCTCAGTGGCTGTCGGAATAAAAACGCTTAAAATGAAAATACCGGTGTACAATAATCCGAAACCGATGTAAGATGATATTATCAGTTGAAAGGATATATCAGTGACTC